AGTGGATGGATATTACTTTTTGAGGAAACAGATGAGCTGGACAGATACGCTGAGAGACGCGCTGTTTGGAAAGAGCGGATACCTTGACGGCGAGATCGTCATCAACGTGCCCGAGACGGTCTATATCAAAGAACTGGCTATGTATTCGGCGGTGTCGCTGATCGCGAATGCAATCTCTCAGTGCGAGATCCTTGTGTATGAGAATGGGAAGCAGGTCAGGAACGAGAATTGGTATTCGCTGAACGTGCAGGCGAACGTGAATGAGAGCGCCTCGCGGTTCTGGCACAAGGTCATTGAGCGGATGCTTTATGCCGATAATGACAAGGGCGCATTCGTTTTTGTGTCGAACGGGAACCTTTATTGTGCGGACAGCTACCAGATCCGAGAGAAAAGACCGTTCAAGGCCGCGGGGAATTTGTATGACGGTGTGGTCGTGGACGACCTTGCCCTCAACAAGACCTTCACGGCGAAAGAAGTCATGATCTTTAAGCTGGAGCAGAATCAGGCGAATCTCGCGGTCGCTAATATGTATTCTGATCTCGGGAGCATTATCAGCAGCGCTCTGACACATTTCAAAGATTCCAACGTACAGCGCTGGAAGTTCAAGATCGACGCGAGGGAAGCAGGCAACCCGGAGTTCCAGAAGGAATGGCAGAACAAGCTTAAGAACGCGATCCGCTCCTATGTGGACGGTGATACGAATGTTTTTGTGGAATATACAGACAAGACGCTCGAACCGGTCACTACGAACAACTCCGTCGGCACCAGGGTAAACGCCGAGGACAATATCAAGCTGATCAACGAAGTCTTCGACCTGGTATCAAGAGCGTATCACATCCCGCCGGGGCTGATGACGACAGGAAACTATAACATCTCCGACCTGGTGACGCAGTTCCTCACGTTCGTCGTGGATCCGACCGCCGACATGATCAGCAAGACGCTGACGGCGGCTTACGGCAAGGACGAATTCATTAAAGGCAACTATTACCGCGTGGATACATCCAAGATCAAACATTTTGACATCTTCGGCATGGCATCCGATGTCGATAAGCTCATTTCGTCAGGCTTTGCGAGCGTAAACGAAGTGAGACGTGCGGCAGACTGGGATCCTGCGGGAGATCCGGAAGACGCGGATAACTGGCTTAATCAGCATATTCTGACAAAGAACTACGAGAAGGAAGGAGGTGAAACCACCACATGAAGAACTACAAACAGTTTAACTGTCTCTTCCAGCAGAAAGGAGAGACATTCAAACTGTTCGTCAATGACGCGATCCGCCACGGGGAAGATTGGGACGGAAATAAGTACGAAACATCCGCGGCTTACTTCGCTGAGAAGCTTGCGGAGATCCCGGACGGGGCAACGCTCGAAGTGCACATCAACTCCGAGGGCGGCGATGCGTTCGAAGGAACCGCAATCTACAACCAGCTGAAGGCGGCACCGATCCACAAGATCGGCATCGTTGACGGACGCGCTTTTTCTGCGGCAACTTTCATCCTGATGGCCTGTGACGAGAGGATCATGAACGTCGGCACCACGATGCTGGTGCACAATGCATGGACGATCGCCATGGGCAACGCGGATGATCTGCGGGCCGTCGCTGATGACCTGGACAAGCTCATGGAAAGTAATCGCAATATTTTCCTTGAAAAGTGTTCACTGTCTGAAGAAGAGCTCATCGCCCTCATGAAAGAGGAGAAGATGCTCACACCGAAAGAAGCGCTGAAATATGGCTTTGTCGACCGGATCGCGGAGGCGGACGAAGAGGATCCGGAAGAAGAGCCGCAGGAAGACCCGGAGGACGAGCCGGCCGAAGAAGCCGAAGAGACTCCGGAAGAGGAACCCGATGACGAAGATGGCGAAGGTGAGCAGGAGAATGAACCGGCCGCCGGAGCACCGATGCAGCGCGCTGACCGCATGATCGCGGCGGAGCGCTTCTTTAAACGTTTTTATTAATTCCAGGAGGACGAAAACATGAAAGATCTTTACAAGAATGAAGCTGTCGCGAAAGCAACAGTAAACATGGTATCTGCTTGGAACTCCGACAATGAAGCGGAAGTCCAGGCTGCTGCCGAGAAATGGAGCGAGGCGATCTTCAACCAGATGGTCACGGAATATGAGACCTATGCGAATGACGCGCAGGCCCTTTCCGCCCGCGGCTATCGTGTGCTGACCACGGAAGAGAAAGACTTCTACGCTTCTCTGGCCAAGAGAGCGGATTCCGTCAACGCTGCCGGCTTTGCGGACATCATCCCGAGCCTGCCGGTCACCATCATCAACGACGTTTACAAAAACCTCACCCAGGAGCACCCGCTTCTCAATGCGGTCAACTTCCAGAACACCGGCTACAGCACGAAGCTCGTTCTGAACAACCACACCGCGCAGAATGCGACCTGGTCTGCGATCCCGTCGCAGATCTCCCAGGCAATCACGAGCAACTTCAAAGTTGTCGACATGACACTCGCGAAGCTCAGCTGCTATGCGCTGCTTCCGCTCGATCTGGTCCGCATGGGCGCGACCTTCCTCGACAACTACGTCCGCACGATCATCACGGAAGCGATGGCTACGGCCCTTGAGTCCGCGATCGTGACCGGCGACGGCAACGGCAAACCGATCGGCATGAACCGCAAGGTCGACGCTCAGGCGGTCGTTACCAGCGGCGTATATGCGGCGAAGACGGCTGTCGCTGTTACGGACTTTACTCCGGAAAGCTACGGCGCTCTTATCGCTGACAACCTTCTCACCACGGACGGCGGGATCTTCAAGAGCGATCTCCGGAGCCTGGCGATCGTCTGCAACCCGGTGGACTACGTCAAGAAGATCATGCCGGCCACGACGGTGCTCAACACTGCCGGCCAGTATGTCGGCGGTCTGTTCCCGATCCCGACGGCGGTCTATCCGTGCGCAGGCCTTACGACCGGTTCCGCGGTCATCGGCTTCATGAACGAGTACACGGTCGGCCTCGGCGCTCCGAAGACCGGCGGCATCGAAGTCTCTGACGAGTATAAGTTCGTTGAGGATATGCGCACCTTCAAGTGCCTGACCTATGCGAACGGCCGCGCGTTCGATAACAGCTCCTTCGCGCTGCTTAACATCGCGAACCTCGATCCGGCGTACATCACCGTCAAGAACATTCCGGAAGCGTGAGGAGGTAACACATGAGTGATGCTGATCTGACCACTGCCGTGCTTCGGCATCTGAAAATCACATGGACTTCCGAGGAGACCACGGAAGAGGTAGTCGGCATCATGAGCCGCGCCGCGTCAATGCTGAACGACCTGCTGGGTGCAGAGGTGAACTTCACAGCTGCATCCGGCCGTGACCTTGACCTTTACCTCAACCTTTGCCTGTACCTTTACAACGGGCTCACAGAGGCGGAGTTCATGGAAGCCTACGGGAAGCCGCTGACGATCGCGCGGCAGTTTCATGTGGATCCGATCAATCTGGAGGAGACCGATGAGAACGAGTAAACAGATCTGTGCTTATCGTGACGGCTATGTGAAGTTCGTGAAGCCGCTTGGGACGAACGTATCTTCGTTCTCCGCGCCGAAGAACACACGGGCCGAAAGCGATACCGAGGAAGTGGTCAAACTGGCTTATGACCGGATGACGCACCGCCAGCAGGATCTGGACTTCGCTTACAGCCGTGACAAGACGCTGGACCTTAAGATCCGGTGCCCGTATCATCCGGATGTTTCCGCACGGCTGCAGGCGATCATTGGCACTACGCTTTATGACGTTTATGAGGTCGATCCGGACATCAACAACATGCGCATGTTCGTTTACATGCAGGAGAACAGGAATTTATGAATATGCTTGATTCGATCAAGGGCGTGCTGGAGACTTTGGCGGAAGATACCGAATATCCTATGGACGGCGGGGTATATTACGGAGTCTGCAACAGGCAGAGTCTTCCGGAGTGGAATTACTTCGTGTTCAACCGGAGGAACATCACAAGCGAGAATAATCACCGCTTCACGGACCGGTATGAGATCCATATCGTCCATGAGGACTACATCATGGAAGGCTACGAGATCGTGGTGATGAAGGCGCTCAGGGATGCTATTCCGGGGCTCTCAATAGCCGGGGATATCACTTTCGACTATGTGACGCGTGGAGACACGCAGAGTGTGGTCGAGATCTGCAACATCCCGCTGAAGAAGGCTAAGAAGGTGGACGACGGTGGCTAACTGGGAAATCACCGGAGCAGAGGCTTTTGACGAGCTCAATAAGCTGATGGAGAAGGTCGCCACTCCGGGGCCGATCATTGATCAGGCACTCCGGAGCAAAGGCGCGAAGACCATCGAAGAGCGGATCAAGCCGCTGATCCCGAGATCCGGAAGGACTTGGAGAGGCAAAGCGGCGGCAGCTGCTTCGGCTCAGCCGTTTACTGATGTGTATTCTCCCATGGCTGTCGAGGTCGTTGCCCGCGGCAGGTACGGATACCTTTATTTCCCAAATGACGGATCCAATACCAGAAGCCACGCCGGCAACCAGCAGTTCATGGAGCGCGGCCTTGAGGCTGCGACCGATACCGTGATCGAACAATGCGTAAAAGCACTAATGGATAACTTCGAAGGAGGATAACAATGGATTCGATTTTTGAAGGTGTATTCTCTGAGTACACAGTTAACGGTGTGGCCTTCAAACCGGCAGGCGCGGAAGCTTACACCCTCGTTGATGG